TGGTAGTACAGTCGGCTTCTCAGTTGTGGATTGAGTCGCGAGCGACTCGGGACCTTCACTCAGTTTCCTCCCTGCATAGGCAAGCCCGATGATAGCGAATATAGACAATGGGTCGGCCATTCTTATAAAATGAAAATATTTTAATAACGCTTCACAAACAAATGGTTCTGAAGTTCAGCCCTAGTGCTCGCTGGCTCGTAGGACATTGTACGGAGGGGGACACTGCAGTCCATCTTTTGGAGTGGGAAATAGTTCTTCTCATACGTTCTGATAAGTGGCTTCTTGAACTGGGAGGTTGACTGAGGACGAAGCTCGTCCGCTACATCAACAAACTGCTCGGGTGCACCCTTACCAGCCATATATGGTGCTGTACCATAGAGCATAGTGTTTGGGCGGCAGCAATAATTCTGTGTGCTTGGCTGTGGATATACAAACACATCATCAGTAGCACAGTTTGGTGGCACAGCTGGGTTCTCAACCTGTCTAAGATTTGGCTGAAGCAAATACGACATCTTTACTTTATATCTGTAAAAAAATTAACGGCGTGGATTACCCTCGGGTGCAAGACCCCCGAATGCATCCAACTGGACGCCGCGGAAATTGGGGTCACAGACGGTTGGGTCATCGCGGCACATTGGCGAGAACTTCTTACCATAGCACCACTCAGCGAAGCCAGTCTGGTCGCCTGGAATTGTAGTCACTGGTCCTGTAACAAACTGCCTTGCAGCAACCTTCTTCTGACGTTCGGGCAATGCACACCTCGAGCGACCGCAATCATATGGGATTGTGTTATCAAGGTACTTCTCAACAAGTGGCTTTACAGTTGGATAATAGCATGCTGGAGATCTGTTTGGGTTGTCGCCGATATCAGAAATCAAAACATTTCCCATAGGATTATCCTCCGTTGGGAGCTGACAATTTGGCTTGTAATCCTGATCGTGCGACTCCATAGGACGTGCAAGACCCTCCTTTACCATATTACCCTTATAAAGTACATATATAACAGCGATGACCATAAGGGCCAATACCGGAATGCGAGGATCTCTACGCGTCAGATAAAGAACGCTTGCTGCATAAAGTATAAAACGCGTAGATGCGTTCACGCGTTCAGCAGCCGTCTGTTTGCGATTGGGCCAGAACTTTAGCACCTTGTTGACGTCAAACAGAACTTTTGGATCATCAAACCATACCTGCTCATTCATCTTTGTTATGTATATAGATTTATTTCTTCAACATATTACCAAACATACCACTCATTGCGTTCATCAACCCAGCCTGATCAAGCTCGCCACCCTCACCCGACTGCATCTTGTCTGCACACTGCTTCGCCACATCCTCAATCATATTGAGAGTGTCTGCTGGAATTGCAGTAATGGTTGTACCAAGCATATACAGGGTCTGAAGATACTGCCAGATGGCACCCTTTGTGTTGTCAGAAATACCATCATTCCAATGCTTCTTGATACTAAGCTCGTCAAGAATCTCAAGATTGTCATCAAGAATCGAATCATCCTTGTTCATAATCTTCTCAGCAACCGGACCGATAGCAGTCATAAATCCCTCAACAACCTTCTTTGGATTGGACTTACGAAGCACATCATAACCAGCGTGATACTTCTTGATACTCTTCTCCTCTGGGAATGTACCCATCAGCTCCGTAAGGAACTGCTCGAGCATATCATTGAAAGCACTGACGGACGTCATTTTATTATAAAATTAAGCAAATCTTTAAGTTCCAATAGAGACGCAAACGACTCAATCCTAGAAGGGATCTGCAGATATAGCCTCCCTCTTACCAACACCACCCGCAATGATAAAGTACACCAGGATTGCGTTTAAAAGAGCTGGCTTGGTATACTTGTTAAGTTCGAGCTTACCCTCATTGTTCATCTTAGCCTTGACGTGAATGTACCCAGCTGTGACCAGAGCGGCAACCACAGCCGCACCAAGTGGATCTCTGAGTGTATCACTAATGTCCATTTACTATATATTTAAGGTTTTTTTATTGATTCTGGAGCGTCATCAAATAGAGACTCCTCACCAGTGCTGGGTCCTTTTCCCTCAACACTTATACTCTTGATCTCCTCAACCTCGGGATCGTCCGCATCAAGGGCTGCGGTTTCCTGAGGCTGCTCTCCTTCGGGCTCTGGACCCTCGGGCTCTGGACCCTCGGGCTCTGGACCCTCAGGCTCTGGACCCTCGGGATCTGGACCCTCCTCCTCAACCTCAGGCTCAAAATCGTCTTCACCCTTATCCAGGTCAAGCGACTTGATGTCCTCCTTGGTCATATTAACCCTGAGAATATCCTGGATTGGGATAAGATCCCTTACTGTTGAACTTATACACGTGTTAAAACGCTCAAAGAGCTTCTCATCTCTGACAAATTCATCAGCCTCCTCGTGATAGATATAGGGATCCTTATACAAGTCCTTTGCAACCGCAACATAGCACGCGTGAATAAATCTCTCATTTGTTGGCAACTTTACAGAAATCTTGTTGGACTCTGCTGAAAGTTTTACAGCTGAAAGAATCTTGACGTGGCTCACAAACACTGCAGCAACAAGTTCATTGAACCAGGAACAAGAATGGATAATCTCATCAGTGTGCTGCTTGATAATATTATCATTCCAAACCTTCACATCCTTGAGTAAAAGCTGATTCATAGACAGAATCTTCTTATTCTTCGAGCGATTTACTGATTCATTATATACGTCCTGGAATGTTTCAATCATAAATGGAACCATAATAATTGCCAACTGGTTGAGATACTCCTTCTTTGCATCAACCAATACCTCCATTTATAAATGAGCTGAAAAATCTACTTGCGATATTTCGCAGCCGCCTTCTTGAGATTCATTAAGGTTGGGAAGGCATCATCCTCTTCCTCTACCGGTTCCTTGGTTCTTCTAGTAGGTTGGGCTCGTCCATTTTTCTTCCAGGAGACATAGAGATCAATTTCAGAAATCATTGTAACATCAAATTTACCAAGTTCAAGTTGCCTCTTGAGGTACAGCGTCGCATTCTCTCTGTCAAATGTTGGGTACCCTATCAGATATGAAGGTGTTCTGAGAAATGCCTGAGACTCACCAAGTTCAACACACTGTTTTATTTTTCTACAAAATTGCTCATAAATCTTTTTGTAAATCTCCTTTCGAGCATCCTTACGCTGCTTCTCAATCTTGTGAATGTCATCGACACTCAGCATTATATTATTGGTAGAACCTTTTACAGGGATTTTTCCCCAGCCTTGAGCTGCTCCAATGTTGGGATATTCTTCTTAGTAATCATTTCAAACTCTGTAAAATCACTCGCAATCTCATCGGTGTATGGCTTGATAACACCATTATCCGTCATCTGCTGAGTCTGGACACCAACCAACTTGCCATCAACGATATCGGCGTGGACACCAAAGCCATATACAAACCCCTTTGTAGTCATAAAGGTGAATGCACACTTGTAGGCGACTGAAGGTTCAGAGCCTTCGCCACTGGACTTGACATACTTCTTTATACTGTTCGTCTCCAGTGGATACACACACTCCTTGAAATACCCCTGAACCAAGTTGAACATAGAGTGGAGTTCTGTCGCTGTAACAGCCGCAATCTGTTCAGTGTAACCCGTGTAGTCGAAACGCTCATCTGCTGAGATGCGTGATGGCTTCTTGTAGCCAGCAAAACCCATAACCTCAACAAATGATTCGCGATTTGTCATCATCAAAAGCAAAAGTGCTGCGATCAGAAGTAGCACAACCATTACTTATACGCGTCAAAATATTTTCAACAAAAAGAAATTATAGTATAATATGGCTCTGCTGATATATAGCAACAGGTGTTCACATTCTCAGGAGATTCTCCAGTTTATTGATAAGCATGTGCAGCTCAAACAGGTTGTCCGTCTCCATGATGTGAATACTATGGGTGTACCACCTCAGTACAACCAGAAGATTAACAGAGTACCAACTCTCCTGACAAAAGATGGACGCTTCCTGGTCGGTAACGAGGCTAAATCCTGGTTGCAGTCAATCCTTCCAGAACCAGTAATATCAAACTGTGATATGTATGGGAAGTGCTCTATGTCAAACCTTGACGGCTCGGGTGATGGTGCCTTATTCAGCCTGGATAACTACGGCCAATCCCTGCAACCTCCAATGACTGATGAACTTCAGAAAAAGATTAGTGCCAATGTATCTGACGCGTTCAGTGGTTCACAGGCATAAAGTTTAACCAACCATTATTACTAATGAAGCTCAAGACTGTTCAGGCGAGTGCCTTCAAGGCTCTGTTTGAGGTTCTAAAGGATGTCCTCAATGACGTCAACCTCATATTTGAACCAAAGGGTCTTACCGTACTAACACTTGACACGGCACGGGTATCATTGATTGACCTTCACCTACCAGCTGAAAACTTTGAGGAGTACGAATGTGAACGTCAGTTTTTAGCAGGAATAAATATTTCAAACACATTCAAACTATTCAAGACCATCTCAAACAATGACACACTGGAAATATCAATCACCCACCGAGATCTTATGAATATTCACATCAAGAATGCAGAGAAGAAAACAGATACAAAGTTTGAACTCAAACTCCTTGATATAAATGATGACCAGATTGTTCTACCGGACATCAAGACTTCAGTCGTGACCATAATGCCTTCAGTCGATTTCCAGAGGTCCTGCCGAGATATGCAAAACCTAGCTTCCGATGTCACGATCACACGCGAACCATCAAAGTTTATCATCAGCTGTCAGGGTGACTTTGCCAATCAGGAGACAACTATCGAGTGTGAAAAGGGGGAATACCCAGGAACACTCTCGGGTGTCTACTCATTGAAGTATCTCAATATATTCACAAAGGCAACTGGTATGTGCTCAACCGTACAGATATTTCAAGAGGATGATAATCGCTTCCTAATCCTCAAGTACAATGTCGCCAACCTTGGAGACCTTCGATTCTTCCTCGCTAAGAAGCTTGATGACATTTGAATTGTTTAGAATATCAGTAACCTTCAACTTTTTGTCAAATGGGAAAACCTTGTGAGCCGGAAATGGAGTATCACCCTTGGGACCAATGTACTCCTTGTATATATCCGTCACATTCTCGATAGGCTTATCATCCTCATCAAGTGTGTAAACCGACTTGATTGGTAGGCGGAATTCAACACCTCTGGTGTTGGTATTTTCAGGAGGCCACTTGTAATCAGGATCCTCCGTCATATAGCGGTACTTCTTGTTGTTGACATAGTACTCAATGTCAACAGTTAGATCCCGTGCACCCTCCGGTGGCTTGAACCACTTTGACCTGATGCTATGATACCCATACCACGTGACTGTACGCTTGGCAATGTGGTAGTCACTATATGAAAAAAACCACTTTAAGTAGTAGATGATTGTTAGGATTATGTTTTTCATATTAAAAAGGTAAAGTCTTAACTCTTTAATATGGATGGCAATTTTGCGTCTACGTTTGAGTCAAAGGTTGATGAATTGATGGATGACCCAGACCAGTTGACAGATTATATAATCAAGTGTATGCCATTTATTAATCAGTACGCAGACGAACCATCCCAATCTAAAAGTGTTGGTCCTTTTGACATCCAAATAAATAAAGGAGTACAGAAGAAGGACATCTATAATGACTATCTTGCCTTTGTTGAACAGTCAGTAGCTATTGACATGGACAAGGTCAAGATAAATACGTCAAGATGTGATCACTGCAATTCTTCAAATCTCACATATGATCACGGGGAAAGTTGTGATATCTGTATGGAATGCGGTGCAATGAAGTTTATATTGGGATGTGAGATGACCTATAAGGAGGAACAAGAGAATTGTGAAAAGGTTATCAACTACTCATACAAACGTGAGAACCACTTCAACGAATGGCTATCACAATTTCAGGCTCAAGAGGTTACCTCAATACCCCCAGAGGTTATAGAACAATTGAGATCGGAATTCAAAAAGATGAAAATCAAAAATGTCAATGAGATTACCCACACAAAAGTCCGAACACTCCTGAAGAAACTCAAGATGAACAAGTACTACGAACACGTCCCATACATTTCAAATATACTCAATGGCATTAAACCCAAGAGGATGCCCCAAGCACTCGAGGAGAAACTTCGTCAGATGTTCAAAGAAATTCAAGCACCATTTGATAAGAATTGTCCAGCAGAAAGGAAAAACTTTTTAAGCTACTCCTATGTTTTGTACAAATTCTGCGAACTCTTATCAGAAGATGATTATTTAGAATGCTTCCCTTTGCTCAAGTCAAAGGAGAAGCTTTATCAACAAGATGTCATATGGAAGAAAATCTGTAAATACCTCCAATGGGAATTTATACCAACGGTCTAACATTATTTTTTTTACAACATAAGTGGCAACAATATCAGAAAAAGTAATGCTATACCTATTATAGCATACAACAGAACATCTGTCTCCTTCTTACACTTTGTCCCATCCTTATTCTTTTTATAACCAGTTCTACATTCATCAACTACACAGTTCCCATTCTCATCATAAGCGTATAATAAAGCACCACTTATCTCATCGTCTGGTGTGCAAGACTCACCCTTATTTGCTCCCGGATCACCACTTGGATAACAAACCCTTTTAAGTGCTGAGGTTGTCAAATCACTGTAGGATATCTCGGCGTCACCAGAATAACAATCTGGATAACAGTCATTGGATTTGGTTGTCTTGAGTGCTCCTGATGTATCAAAACAGGTTGAAGCAGGTTTACCACCTGGAAAACACTCCAATTTGAGAGCGTCTGTTGACAATGTGTCATATGGTATTATCGTCTCATCACTTTGTTTGCAGTTCTCGCCGCCGCCGCCGTTGCCCACGCCGCCGCCGTTGCCCACGCCACCGGCCGTGCCAAGCAAAGAATTACAGTCAGCACCAGCATTGTTGTAAATTACATCACCATTTCCAGGACGATTACAAAACTCCGTTTGTAACTGTAACAACAATGATTCGTTATCTTCGTTTTTTTGTGAACTTATAGTTGAAATATTTTCGAGACTTATCAAGTCATCGGCATTTTTTATGTTGTATACACACTCAATGGAACCATCTGGATCTGCATCGGCTGGTACCCCACCATCCCAACTACGCTGAATTAGTAGTTCTGAATCACCACACGCTTTAGATTTTACGCCATCAAATGTGTACTCTGTAGTATTAAGA